CTCCGGATTCGAGGTTCTTCATCATGTTATACATAACTTCTGCGCCTTTGTCCACATCTCCGTCACCTGCATTTCTAACAGCATCAGCTGTAAATACAAATTCATTCTTAGACAATCTTGCAGGGACATCATCCGCTTTTTCCATTCTACCTATCGGTACAAATCCACCATCTTCTCTGTAATCTTTTTCCATACCACCCATATCTAATAAGGGCATAGTTTTCTTGGCCACTGGTTCTTTAGAACCTTCCTGATATTCTATTCTACCACCATCTGCTTTAAAACCTCTTGCTCTAAAGTCCATAGCATAATTTTCTTTTGCAGCTTGTAAAATGGAGTTTCTAGCTTCTTCTATACTAAATCCAGTTTCGTCTGCTAATTGTTGTGCTTGCTCTTCTTGTTCAGGTGTTAGTGCTCCTGCTACTGTTGATGCAAGTGTAATTGCTTTTAGAGGACTTAACTCACCACCAAAACCTAGTAGACCTGATGTTGCTTTTGGCACTCCTTTTTGAAGATAATCAAAAGGCCCTGCAGCCGTTCCTGCAGCTTGTCCAAATAAAATATTTTTTGCTCCAGCTTTAGTAAAAATATTTCTTAAACTATCTCTTGCAAGAAATTTAGATGGACTCATAATACCTTTAAACATACCACCTAATCCCGATCCTCCTGCTAAATTACCAAGTGCACCTGTGCCTGCATACAATAATGCAACTTTACCTATCGGTGACTTTGCAACTTTCTTAACTGCACGTGTAACTTTCTTAACAAGTTTACCTAGACCATACATCTGTCTACCCATCTCGTCTATTTGACCATCAGATAAACCACCTATGATACCACCATTAGCTCTAAATGCTAATCTTAAACCTTCATCTTCTTCTTCTGTTTCTTGTTGTGCTGCTAATGATGCTAAATATTCTTCCTCACTACTAAAACCTAATTGCATCCATAAGGGCATTGTTTGCCTTTGTGAACCATCTCCACCTCCGCCAATAAATTTTTTTTTTGTAGTTGGTCTTGTTGGCCCTGTGAATAGACTACCTAATCCTCTAATTATTGCTCCGGTAAATCCACCACCTTTTATAAAATCTCCAAACTTGGCTAAACGATCTTGTTCACCAATGTTTATACCTAAATCTTTTCCTAAAAAACCTGCACCTTGTAATGCTTGATTTTGTCGTTGTCTTCTTTCAAACTGACCAAAATCAGAACCACCTCTATCTCTATCACCACCAGACATACTTGTGCCTGGAGACATAGCTCCTTTTCCTTCTGAAGCATCAGCTTGTGCTCCCTTAAAAAGTCCAATACGTCCACCGTCTTGTAACATCTGTTTTGCCTGTTGTGCTCTAGTTATTGCCATCGTACCATTCTATTTTGTTTCTCCAAATAAATCAAGGCTAGGCATGATAACCCTAACGTCTTTTCTTATGTCAGATTCTGGTATTCCCTTTGATTTCCAATCATTATCATCCTTATATACTTCACCTGTTTTCATATTTGTTATCGTTGTTATAATCTCTTTTGGTTCTATTATTGGTATGTCTTTCACTATGTTGTTACCTCTCTTGGCTGTATTTCTAATATAGAAGCTATGACGTGCAGCTCGTTCGCGTCAGCAGCTTGTACTTTGAGCACCTCACTCTCCTCCATAACAAGAGGTTGAGTTAAAAGTTCTGTTGTTGCTTTGGACCCTATAGCTTTATCTTTAAATAAATTAAATATAGTGCCACTAGAATTTACTAAAGTTATTGTTATTGTACTTCCTGATCCGGCATCCTCAGATACTAACAATGATTTTACAACAGTCGTAGTTGCAGTTGGCACTGTATACAAAGTTGTTAAATCTGTTGTAGTTAAATCTACTTTTTTATTTTTAAAACTATTAGCCATTAATTTAAAAAGAAGTTTTGTGCTTCTACCTCTTGTTTTAATTCTTCTTGAAACGTGGTGTTTAGTTTTTCTACTATCGCATCAAGATCTCTGACCTGTGCTTCTGCTGTTGGCAGATCATACTGTTCACTTGGTCTTGTTAATACTTGTACTATCTTTGCCATTATCCTTTTTTAACTCCTTTAATTTTTTTCTTGTTTAGTGATGCATAAAAAACCTGTTCACCACGTTTTTTGCCATATTGTTTTTTCATAGATTTCATTATCTTTTTACCTTTTTTATTTAGTGGCATTATCTACGTCCATCTGGTTGTATGTCTAATCTAAAAGTCCCAAGTCTCCAACTCTGATTAGATGATGTATTTTCTATTTTTAAAGACACCGCTCTACCTCTTGCTCTTGTATCAACCTTCTTTGTACTAGATGTTATATCAAAAGGTCCAAGAGAAGAACTTGCTCTTGCATCGTTTGGAAAATCTCTTAAATTTATTGTAACTCTTGTTGCTCCTGTTTGTGATATAAAGTCTGGTATGAATCTTCTAACTTTCATTAAAAACTCACCATCTCCTCTAAGATCTGCTATACCTGTTGATTGACCTGTAATACCTCTTCTTTGACTTATGTCAAAATCTCCAGAAGATATGTTTGCAAGTATTGCAGTTGTAGTTCCACCTTGAACTTGATCTGTCCCTGTTTCATGTTGATAATAAATTGTTCTACCCTCTGTGTTGCCCACGACATCAAAAGATGAATCATTACCTGCGGTATATTCTGTTGCATGTGGGCTACCAAATACAGCAGAGTCTTGCCACATTGTTCTAGCAAGTGTGCCCACAGTCCATACTGGTCTTTGTGGTGAAGAATCAAAATAGTTATACGCAACCATTCTATTTACAACAGAGGATGAGGAAGTTGGATAAAACCACATAACTTCACCAAAGAGATTATTTAATCCAGCAGATATCATTTGATTACCGGATTCTAAATTTATATCATTATATACAAAGTCTTCTACCAAACAAGGTAGTGATTCTAATTTACCAGCATATCTAAAAAAACCATTTTCAGACAACCAGTATGCTGAACCATCGACCTCAACGCAAGCATTCTGTCCTGCGAGTCCACAGTTTGTACCCACCTGTGAAAAGGCAAAGGTAAAAGGTTGACCAACAAAACGCATAGTGAATAGAGCTGTATCAGTCCAAACAAGAATTGAATCTCTACCACGAATTGCTCCTCTGATCTGTGATCCGTCAGCCAATCTTTGTGTACCAGCCGTATTGGTTGCCGATGGTGTGTATGTATTAATATCTTCCTGGTCAGAGAATCTAATAAACATGTCATCTTGTGTTGATGTATCTCCAATAGTTGTTTCTGTTCCAAAGAATACTAAGTGTCTATCAGGTGTTGATACTAACATATGTCTTGATGCTGTTGGCGCACCAGATATAATGCTGGCTCTAATGTTTTCTGCTCCTGCTGCTGCAGAGTTCCATTCAAACACCGCACTGTCGTGAATAAGACAAATAGCTTTATCACCAAAATTATCTAATGACCACATACCAGGTTCTAATACTAAGTCTCCTGACGCTGCTTCACCCCATGCCACAAAATTTGTTGTGCTAGTAACAGTATCTCCAGCACCATGTGAATCAGGTGAAGTTCCTCTCACATCTCTTGTAACACCTGTTAATTCATTAGATGTGCTTATACCTGTGTAAGATATTTCTTCTGTACCTATTTTTATAAAGTTTGTACCTGTGTCTGGAAATTGTGATACGTCTGCTAATATAATACCGGTTGTAGTTGAAGAGTTAATAGCACCAGATAAAGTTGTCGTTGGTTCACCTGCTACTTCACCACCCCAAGATCCTAAAGACCAACCAAAACCTTTTGCTTGCACCGCTGGTCCCACAGGGTAATAATGTTGTACTCTAATGCCTCCTGATGTAGTTGCACCACTACCTGTTTCATTTGATGGCATTGTAATTGTAATGGTGGTTGCTGATGGCACACTTGTAACCATAAATTTTTTGTCGTTAAAATCTGCAGCTGCAAAATCAGAATTTGTTATTGCAGAAAAATTATCTAATAAAACTATATCTTGTGCACCTATGCCATGATCTCCACTAAAAGTTATTGTAACAGTTTGTGATCCGTTGGTCGTGGTGAATGCACTTGTAAGCGTTGTTGTAGATTTGATAGGATGTATGTCATAGTATACACCACCAGAAAATGCATATAAAATTCTGTTCGTGCCGATGATTGCATACTTTCTAGCTTTACTGTTTACAAAATGATGTAACCCTCTACCAGCACCAGTTAAAGCATCGTCACCTAATTGTTTCCAACCACCTATTTTTTCTGGAATACCATAACGAAACCTAACATTATCGCAGTCTGTCCATTGACCCTCTGCTCCTGTGTCAGTAATTTGTTTATTTATACCTGGCTGAAAACCTATCTTTTGTAGCATAATAAATCCATTTATAGCAAATTTATTACTTATTTAACAGAATAAAAGCACGGGGGTGTGGTGTGGTGGTGCCCCCGTACCAGTCTTTTTTATAGACTATTTTTTAGAATTAGTCAACTTAGCACCTTTAAACCAAGCAGGTAAACCTAATAAAGGTCTTTTATCTAATGCGTTTTCTTTAGCAGCTTTTGAATTAGCTCTGTTATAATGTAAAAATACTTGTCCACAATCTTTACCTTTAAATTCATCTCGCCAATGTTCTAAATCACAACCAGAATATATTAACATGTCACCTGGTTTAAGATCTACTTTAATACCTGCCTGACCTCGTTTACCTGTCGGATCAAGATATATAGGCCATGGGTCACCACCTAAATTTAATGTAGTAGATATCTCACATGAATACCTATCTTTGTGTCTAGCTAAAACATCTCCGTTTTTATATATTCTTGCATAAGAATATGTTTCACTTAATTTTAATCCTGTGTGTTTTTCCATAACAGGTTTTACCTCTTGCAGTAAAGTTTCCATTGCAAGATCACCATAATGTGAATAAGTATTAGGAACTTGTTCATCATTCCATATACCCCAATATTCTGTAAACGGTGAAATGTATCTTGAATCAAATAATACTCTTGCAACGTTTCTTTTGTTTTGAAAGTATTTGTATACAAAGTTTGCTAGCTCTTTTGAAATAGCTCCTTTTAAAACACTGTATTTATTTTTTTTGAACGACATTTAACACTCCTTTTGGTATAGCCTGACAATTCCAATGTATAAATCTAAATGGTTCATAACCCATATCTACGATGTATTGATGAGGTAAGTATGATGGAAAGAATATCATTCTGCCTGGTTTTGCTTGATAATTAATTTGTGAGGATGCATAAGTTACTTTTGTTTTATCTTTTTCCGGTAAAAGATTCATAACATTACCTGGTCTTGGATCTTCAAACATTGGCAATGATGTAGACTCATCTGCTTTTAAAAAATAAAAACCAGATATGTGACCATTCCAATGAGTGTGTAAAGTATGATGTCCACCACCTTTTTTAGCAAACTCTTGTACCCATAATTCTGTAGTAAATAATTGATAGTTTGTTAAATCAAAACCCATTTCACCTAATAAATTATGTGCAGTTGCACCTATATAATTTTGTAATTCTAAAAAATTAGGATCTCCTATTAATGATGTAGAATGAAATACATGACCCATATCTCCTTTATCACCAAATTTTTTATTACGTTCATTAATAGCTGGTTTTAATCTTTTCTTTGAATCTTCAATGTATGGATCTGATGCTTTGTTTAATTTATCAACAAAACTAGGTTCATCAGCAAACCATATTGGACATTTAAAAAACTCTTCTAATTGTAATTGTTTTGGAAAAGATAATGTCTTTTGTTTTTTAGTTTTTTTCTTTTTCATATTCTCCTTTATTTAAATGGCCACCC